AGGCGCAGATATTGGACAGTTAACTAGAATATTTAGACAAATCCAGGGAGAAGGACAAGCTTGGTTAATCCAGCAATATGGTCTTGTTGAAGGGATTGAACGTTATGCCAAATCAAAAGGCGACATGCGGCAGATGGCCACCATTATGGGGATCATACGTGCCGGAACACAACAAACAGCAGATGCAACTGGTGCGTTGGACGAAGCCTTTAATAAGATGTGGGGGTCTTTCCGGGTCCAAACATCACGTGTTAGGGAAGCCTTAACAGGTGTTTGGAGGGCTATTGTTGGTATTTTTATACCCGGAGACCCCGCGAAATGGGCAGATACATTGGTTGCCAAGCTTCAAACTGTTCGCCTATGGATTGAACAAAATACAGATGCCTTACGTTACTTCTTAAAGATGTTCGGAGAATTAGCCTTGGTTGTTGGGCTAATTATAGGCGTTAAAGCAGCATTAAGCCTTCTAAGTAATACTACAATGCAGCTGGCTGTTATAGGCGGCCTTGTATGGATTGCTTGGAAGGTTGATCTTTTTGGTATCAGGGAAGCGCTGGATCAGGTAGCAAAGGCAATGGCCAGCGTTCTTGATTTCATTGGCGAAATAATCAAAGCTTTTACTGGTACAAATCCTTTTGAAGACTGGTCAACAAGCGCTAAAGCCCTAGCAGTGGCCTTGGGTGCCATAGTATCAGTAAAGTTGGTTGGTTGGGCTGCAGGTACGGTTACAGCCGTTGCAGCGGTGACTGGTCAGTTCTCCGCACTATTAGCCGTTGTGACAGCTGTTACAGCCGCAATAGCTGCGTACAAGGGATACCAGGGCATGATCTTTGGATATGAGACAGGCCTTGGTGCCGATCTTTCGGTTCCAGGATCACCCAAATATGAAGCTTTAACAGAAAAGTTTGGAGTTGCTCCTGTTGCACCAGGGACATTCAGCGACATGGTAAACATGTTAACTGATGCTTATAAACTTGGTGCTATCGAACTAACTGGTAGCTTTACAGACAGCCTTGATACAGCTGGACTTACACTTGGACAAGGTTTTGCGGATAGTCCTAGTATATTTGATGCAGGGAACCTTCTAGGCCGGGAAGCTGCTAAGTCTATGGCAGACTTCATGCGGTCTCCGGTTTATTATCAACCTTATCAAACAGGTGGTTTTGTTCCGGGGTCTGGTAATGGCGATATAGTTCCTGCAATGCTAGAACCTGGGGAATTTATAGTCCCACGTTGGATGATGGCTATACCATGGATAAGGCAGCTTCTATTAAAGACATGGCGTGGGTATGCAGCAGGCGGTCCAGTTGCAACAGGTGTTAGCACTGACGGTAAGACTTTAGTTGAAGTTCTGCGCCTAGAAGCACCAGAACTTTATCAGATGACCGGTGATTGGCTATTCAACTTCTTTGGAACATATGCCAGGGATTTTGATGAAACAGTTAGATTGTTCAAAGCGCTTAACAGCTTTGTTAGACCGCTTGTAGATCAAGCAGATACCGCTAATGCAATCCTATCATATACCAATAGTCAAGCTGAATTGCTTGGACAGAACCTTGAATACACATCAAGTACACTGTCTGTTTTTGCACGTGAGATGAGTGCAGCTGCACAGGAATTTGTTGGTATAGTAAGATCACATGTCAGTCAACTGGTAAGACATTTCGTTTCTTCGTGGTTGGGAACTGCTAAAAAGGCACAACAAACAACTGAACAGGTATTTGATTCACTGCTATCAATTGCTGTTCCAACTGGATATAAGCTTTCTAGGGCGGCTTGGGGTGTGGCAAGACCAGGAGAACCTTGGTCTAGACGACAACCACTAAGCCAGCTTGAAGAAGAAGCCGGTTTTAACATAAGCGATTGGTTTAAAGGTCTACTGGAAGACATCATAGTTTGGGGAATAATGAAGCTTTTCGATTGGCTTATCGGAAAGCCGTTGGAAGCTTTGCTTGATGGTCTATTTTCGGGAATAGGCAATCTTGTTGAAGGTGGAATAACAGGTGTTTTTGATGGAATAAACAGCTTCTTCCAAAAAATATTCAAAGGAATTTACGATGTAATAACTGGTATATTGAACGCTATATGGTCAGTAATACAGGGAATAGGCAATCTTCTTGTAACAATAGTTCAAACTGTCTATAATATAATCGTTGGTGTCTTACAGTCAATTATGGGCGTGATGTCAAGTATATGGTCTGGTCTTGTTGCTGCATTTGGGCCTTTGGGTGCAGCTATAGCAGTTGTAATTACAGCCCTTATAGCATTATCAATCATATTCCCAGAATTTGGCAGAAAGCTTATGGACCTTGTGCAGCAAATAGCCGAATTCTTCTTTTCACTGCTCCGTGATTTCTGGACACTTCTTGTTAACGTTGTATCGTTCCTAGGTGAAGCAGTAAAAACAATCTTGACAGGAATTGGACAATTCGCCCAAACTATTATGGAAATGGCTTGGGGGTTAATAGAAAACATCCTTAACTTCCTGTGGAACGGGTTGTCTTCTGTTATAAACGCTATCTTCTCACTTATTGGCGGTGTGGTTGGAGCTGTTGGCAGGGTATTTGGAGCAGGTGGTGGCGGTGGTGGTGGGTGGTCAGGTTCGGGCGGTGTTGTACCGGTGATAACAACTGGTGCTGGTGCTGCTATCGGGTTCACACTGGGAGGACCGGTTGGAGCTGTAGTTGGTGCAGCCGGAGGGTGGCTTGTATCACGTATTTTTGGGCTTGCAAGCGGTGGTATGGCATTAACAGAAGGTTTGGCAATGCTACACCCTGGGGAGATAGTTATGCCAGCCCGTGTTGTGCAAGGGTATAATAAGGCACTTACAACGGCTGGAATTAAAGGCGGGACAGTGATAAACTTTTATGGTGATGTTAATCTCCCTGGTGTACGCGACCCAGAAGATTTTATAGCTTGGATTGAAAGGAAAAACCTACGTGGGACAGGAAGGGCATACGGTAGTTACGCAGCTGCTGGTGGTATAAATGCGTAATGTGTTAACATATGATAATCTACTAAGATCATTTGTTAGAAAAGAAGGGTTTAAGGTACTTGTTCGTCGTAAAACAGATTCAACAGTGGATATATCCGGGCGTGTAAATCTAGTTGATATTACGCATTCTGATGATGAACCAATATCTACATTAACAATGGAACTAGAAGACGCCTATCCAGCATATAGCACCGCAAATTCACTAAATCCAATGGTCGCTGGAAGTGTTTATAATCAACCAGAACCATTGTTAATGGCTGACAACGAAATTATCGTTTATGTTGGTGTAAGCAATATAAACACATCAATAACGCATTGGGAAATGGTGTTTCATGGTGTAATAGGCGATGAAGTAAGACCGCGTGGAAGTAAAAGCAGCAGAACAATTGATGTGCATTGTCGTGACCTTGGGAAGCGAATTCAAGACGCTATACTGCGCGGACAATGGGTATGGGGAACAGAAGAAGGCGAATCTGTTGTTGCAGTAATGCAATCTGTATTAAACCAAACAATGGATAACCCACCAACACTTCTTATACGCGATAACCCACAGTTTATGATCTACCCAACAAAAGTTGGAAATAAAACAACTTGGGCTATACTACAAGACATGTTAAAGCCAACCGGATATGTTGTGCGTTATTGGTATTGGCCAAAAGGCGCTACAGCCCATACATGCACCGGTTCAACTTATATAATACCAGAATCTGATTATTACCTAACTGTGCTTGACCCTGTCAGGGAACAGACAACACCTGTAACAAATATAGATGACACAAGGGATCATGTTGAAAGTGGATCTATAGAATTAACGGATAAAAACCTACGAAATGATATTACGGTTGACTATTACGATAGGCATACAAACCAAAAGATGTCAGTAAATAGACAGCATAGTGAATCAATAGCAAGATTTGGTAGAAGGCCAATGACAATTGGCCAAGATGACGTGCCTTATATTGATACATATGTAGAAGCCTGGGATCTAGCCGGTGTAGCACTGTGGGACCTTCATGATGTTCAAGCAACAGATGAAATTACCATGCAGTTAAGGTGGGACATAGAACTATATGATATGGTAGATGTGTCACAGGCAAGATTAGCTACTGGAACACAGTCAATGGGAATACGTCAAATTGTCTACCGTTTGTCCCCAAACGATCCATTACAGATGGAAATAACAGGTGTGAGGGACCGCGTTATTGGGCAGGTGTTAAGGTGGATTGAATCCAGCGGAAACACTACACCAACATATACACCAGCAGAACTGCAAGGTGGCTATGGAAAAAGCTTTGCCGAAGTTCTTCCAAATGGTGACCTTAGGACAGAAGTTATTCTAGAAGTTATTCCGCCGGCATCGCATGATGTTGAAGAATATCACTGGAAGTGGTCAGTGCAAGGTGAAGCAGTTTGGCACGATGCTTATACAAGTGAACCGGTTTTAAGATTATACGGACTCCCAGCTGGGAAGGTTTGCGCATGGACCTGCCAGGGAACCCTGGCCGGTGAAGAAAGATAGGAGGTTATAATGCCAATTTTAAAGCTATCAAATACTGTTCTTGGTCCAATGACACTTGGTTTTGGTGAAGAAACAGATATAGATGATTGTATTGCCACAGATCTTACAAAAGCAACAAGTATGACCTTGTGTCTTATAGCTGACTATGACAACGAAGCTACAGCTGGTATTACTGTAACAGCATTTCCAAGTTTTGATGGTGTTACATGGGACACACAGCCGTGGGTTATTAATGGCGCTGTTTGGTCGTGGGAACCACCATTTACCAGTGAAGATGGTCATGTTGTTGTGCATTATGAACAACTTCCGATAACACCTAAATACATAAGATTTGTCTTAAAAAACCAAGATGCAGCAAAGGCTGCTACAGGCGTTCAATTAATTGTAATAAAGCAGGAAGCTGGCTAAAAAATGGTAAATATAGCCCAATGGAACGAAAGTGTAAGGTTGCAGCCTGGAAATAAAACAGGCTGGTTGGAACAGCAAAGTCTTGTCGTGGGGCATGATGATACAGTTCCTTTACCGCCTGAAATTACACTTGTATCAGGGTTTTCATTCGTCGTAATAAACCTAACGGTTCCAACAAACAATACAGATGCTTCACCTTGTTGGGATTTTAGCCATTTCCTTGTATATTGGGGCTATAATGAAGGGATAGATATTGAAGATCCAAATACATACAATGATGTTATAGCCGTATATAACACACAGTATTCAATAAACAGTATTATGGAAGTATACTGTGTAGCAGTAGCAGTTGATCGTTGGGGGAATATATCTGGTCCTTCTAACGAAGCTAGTGCAACACCAGAACAACCAGCAGCATCATTTGCCTTCCCTAATACCATACTTTATGACGGACCAGCACCAAAATCGTGGGCTATTTTTGATATATCACAAATACTTGGCCAGGGAAGATCTATGTTATGTTTATCTGTTGAATCAGATGAAGCAATAACTGTTAGCTTTCGTCCATGGCAGCTTGAACAACAGACACCAGGGGTTGGTGTAATTACGTGCAAAATAGATGATGGCGCATCAACGTTATTTGTTGTAACAGATGACTATGGTATCGCAACCTGGATGGCCAGTTCAGACGCCAACGTTATCATACGTGCTATTTTTCATTCTATAATTCCAGGGGAACCTAGAACGCCACCAGAAATGCCTGTAGGAACAATAGTTGCCTGGGTTGGACTAGAAGAAGATATACCAGAAGGTTGGGTTGTTTGTAATGGTAATAACAATACACCGAATCTAAATGATGGCGTATTCCCAGTTCCCTTTAACGAAGAAGGTATAACCGGTGGGCATAGCATACATACTATCGAACCATATACACACTCACATACAAGTACTTCCGAATACACACATACACATAATATAGGAAGCGGTACTTTACCAATGGGTACTGGAGCTTACTATGCGCTAATACCAGCGACACACTCACATAGCACTGGAGACAATACACATTCGCATACAATGACAGGTGAATACATACCACCCCATTACAATGTGATATGGATTATGTACGTTGGTGACGAATAATGTGGATAGCCATTTGGACTAAACGCGGTGAAGATGTTGAAGTTCCTGCAGGCTGGCATATCTGCGATGGCGCTTTTGGTACACCAGACTTGCGTGGACGCTTTATACGCGGTTCTTATGGTGATAAAACATACCCACCCGGAAAAATAGGCGGAGATTCTGGTTACCATAACCACACTAATACAACGTTAGCCGGTAATCACAGCCATGAACTAAGCAGTGGTGGTGGACATACACATACATTAGTAACAACTGGCACTAAATTTATAGACCACAGTACTGCTTCTTATAATATAGACCCCGTTTCAGACCATACGCATACAACAAGTGAAGAAGATCATATACACAATTTAAGTCTTGAAGAAAACGTTCCACCTTACTATACTGTTATGTATATTGCGTACGTACAGAACCCACTTCATGCTCCAGATGCTCCAGTTGGTTGTATTGCACACTGGAGTGGACCTGCTTGGACTATCCCACCAGGGTGGGTAGTATGTGATGGCACACGCGGTACACCGGATTTACGGTTAAAGTTCTTACGTGGTGCACAAACTGCCGGTGAAGGCGAAGAAAATGAGGGACATAGTTCATTGTCAGCCGCTGGCAACCATGTCCATACAGTAGTGGCAAGTGGGGCACATACACACGCAGGAACGCGTGCAGGAACACCGCTTGTTTTTTACAGTACAAACGTTCCTGATTACCTTCTTAGCGATGTGGGAGATCACACACACACAATATCAACCAGTGTTGGAGAACATTCTCACGATCTTTTAAACCCGCAACATAGCCTTCCAGCTTATTACTGCCTATATTTCATACAGAAGGTGCTTTAATGAACGTTATTCTGATAAATGAAGGCGTTACTAGGCTTCAACCAAGTAATAAAACCCCTTGGCTTGATCAACAATCTGTTTATGTTGCTACCGATACTGTAGCACCTGGGATACCAACGCTTTCAGGTGTATCTGTGCTTGGTGGTGTATTGTTATATATTGGAATACCAGCTTTAAATGAAGACGGTACAGAATGCACTGATTTCGATATTTTCAACGTTTATTGGTCGGTAGATCAGTATATAGATGTTGATGACCCAGAAACCTACAGTGGTATAATTGAAACAAAGAACACAACACACCGATTTGATGTTACCGCTACACGGGTCTACTTTCGCGCTGTAGCAGTAGATTCTTTCGGCAATAGAAGCCTTCCTTCTGATGAAATATCAATCGTACCTGGTTCCTTTTATGTCCCATTTTATATAAGTAATGCAGTTGTATGGGAAGGACCATACCCACCAACAGATTGGACAACCATTAGTCTTGTTGACGTGACAAAGCTTAGAAGGACCCTTGTTCTTCTTGGAATAGAACAAACACAGTATGTTAGATCAGCTGATCTTGTAAACCGTGCTATAACACCACCAGAAAAGGATGATATTAATCTTGTGAACCGTTCAAATCCTTACACACGTTATCCGATATTTGCTTTCCGTAGACCAGAAGACACAGTTGCATCTAAGCCCGGTACAGGAATTACCGGAGCACATATATGCCACATGTCACCGGGTGCATATAATATGGCTTGGGTTACAACAAATGACCTTGCACAAATACAATTCTGTGTGTCACAATCAACGTCTGATACAGTAACTATTCGCGTATTGGGGTGGTCGGTGTAGTATGCCAATGCAACAAACAGCTATTTTCTTCGGGTACTCACCGGTAGACTGGAAAATTCTAGACCTTTCTGATATACTACCAACTGGCATGAAATGTTTGATAAAGTTTGTAGTTGCGCACGTAGATGAACTTGAAGCTATTCACACATTTCGCGGTGGATGGGTTGACCAGCCTTCACAACGATGGCCACAATTCCTTCAAGGTGCTTATGTGTGTCGTGTTGGTGCTGACGTTGGGCTGACAGGTCATACTTCAACTGTTTGGGGTGTAAGCGATGATGATTGTACTATAAAATGGAAATCCGATAATGTTGTGCAATGTATCGTATCAATTGACGGTTTTTTCCCAATGGAGGAGGGTCAATGACGAAGCGTAAGGGCTTTATTTTGCCTTCCGTGGAAGATAGACGTATAAAGTGGCTACCCCCCACCCAGAAGTCACTAGCGTGGCTATTAGGGGCCTTGTAGGCGAACATGCCAGCAACTGATATTGTAGTCTATAAAGGCACGGCTCCTACAAACTGGTACTTGCTTAATATACAGAATGTTGTAGGGCAAAGAAAGGCTGCTGTGATGTTAAGAATAGAAAATGGTGGGGAAAACACAGTAACTTATACGTTTAGAATGCCAGGGTCTGAATGGTCAGTTGGAGATTATCCAACAAGTTACGGGTCAAATGTTTGTGTTGTACCAAGCGGAGAATCAGGTGTTGCCTGGGCGACAACAGACGATATTGGAAGAATTGAATGGATTGCAAGTGAAGCTGCCACGGAACAGGTGTTATCTGTTTATGCTTGGCTTTCATAAGGAGGTAAAATGCCATTAGATACATGGGAACAGAAAGCAAATTTCCCATTTAAAACACGGGAAATATCACGTTGTGGTGTTGGTATTGGAAAGGGGTTTAAAACCCCAAAAACACCTTCATTCCGTGGATATGTGTTAAGGGGTAACGGGAAGGCCTATGAATACAATCCAGATAATGACACATGGTTAGATATTGTAATGGGGCATCACTACCCGGACAGATCGCAAAACTATGAACTTGATAAATACCTTGTCGTTCAGGGTGGAAGTGTGTCATATTATGACACCAATAGTGTGAGTACGCTATACCTGTGGAATTCAGAAACAAGGACAGGAGCCAATGGTGCTTCTGGACCAAGCAAAAGCCTTGCATACTGTGGCGCAGTGAATGGAATTGGGTATTGTATTGCCGGTCTTAGACATGGTGGAGCTGTTGGATATTCATATGCCTATAACCCTTCAACAGACACATGGTCAGATATAGCAACTATGTCTCCCTATAACTATGAAGGAAATAGCTATGTAATGCAGAATAAAGTATGGTGTCTTGGTGGGGCATATAACGATAAGTTCCATAAGGCATATAATCCAGCCACTGACACTTATTCTGATTACGCACAACCACCAATGTCTATTTTTCTTTCTTCTTCATGCTTTTCGTGTGGCCGTGGTCATGTAATCGGTGGTTGGGGTGCTGAAGACAGACATGAAGC